CTGAAGATGGTCATACCACCTCTGTTGCACACTGGCTTGAAGAAGATGACTTCAAGAACAACGGTGGTGTCATGAACCATGAAACTGGTGAAACCATGTCGAAGCGTCGTAAGCCTTTCACCGTTGACTATACTGGTTTTGGTTGGACTCTGATCAAACATGGTGTGTTTGAGTCTCTGGAATACCCCTGGTTCGCTCCTAAGATGCAGGTATTTGACTCTGGTGAAGTTCAAGATATGTGTGGTGAAGACGTATCCTTCTGTCTTGATGCCAAGGCTGCGGGTTATGAGATCTGGTGTGACCCCCAAATTCGTGTTGGACACGAGAAGACTCGTATCATCTAATATAGGTCTTAAAACCCCTAGAAATGAGGTTTGGGCGCGTTTTAAAACAAATTTCGGCGCGAAAAAAAACCACTAATTATGAGGTATTGAAAAAATGACGAAATCTATCTATAGAGATAGTAAAAAAAGGACTTTTGTAAAAGCCCTATCGTATAGAACTTGTGTTGCAATTGGTATTTTCACTGCAGCACTTGCTATGAAATACACTGCTGGTTTTGGAATTACTTTTGTGATTCTATCCTACACTCTTGGATTCGGTTCTTTCTGGATCCAAGAGAGGGTTTGGAACTTAATAAACTGGCAAAGGATCAATAAGAGTGATACAAAGGTCAGATCTATTGCAAAAACACTCACTTGGCGACTTTGGTCAATGTTTGTTCTGTTTTGTGTCGGTCTTTTCCTTGGTCTTAGCTCAAAACATGCACTAGAGTGGACTATTGTAACAAATGTTCTATTTTTTGTTATTTGTTACACTCACGAACGCTTGTGGAATTTGATTAACTGGGGTAAAATTTTAAAACAACAACCAATTGTGGAGAATTGAAGAATGGCAACAAAAGCAAAAGGTGGACTTAGCAAGAGTAATCACGTTCCAGGACCTCCCAAAAAAACTCGTCAAGGTAATGGCAATGGAACTAAGTATGCTGCGACTAGTCGCAACAAGGCTCGTAAAGCATATCGTGGTCAAGGTAAAGGTTGATTTATAAATAATTTTAAATCATTACATTTATAACAATGTCAGAAACAACTCCAAAACTAGGACCTTCAGTAGCAGATTCACCTGCATCTACCCCAGAAAACGCAAAAGTTTTTGGTTATGATGTTGCTGCAAACGCAAGAAAAGTAGCTCCTGCAAAACCAAACCCTGCATCACCACTAGCTGCAGGTTGATAATCCTATAAGTGCAAAAAATGGACTTTAATAGTAAACCTGACACTCATAAAAAAGGTAGCGACGGAGTTTCGGAAAAATATTTGTATGATGTTGAAAAGCAATTATATAATGTTGCAATGAGTTACATGCCGCACCTACAACAAGCTTCTATGGAAGATAAACTTGAAGAATTGACTAAAGAAGAGGGTAATGCTTGAAATTGAAGAACACATTAGGGACTGGATTAGTAAAATTTCCAAAATTCGTCCAGAATTGGGTAATTTTTCTGTCTGTCCCTTTTCTTCTTCAGCTTCTTATAAAATTATAAAATCACCAATTGACGATATCATGCCTATAAATGGGTTTGATGTCGTCATTTTTGTTGTTGAGGACTATTTGGATGTTGATGCCATTCAGATGTGGTGTGAAATTTATAACACAATCTATAAGGAATACATATTTTTAGAAGACTGTGCTCACTATCATACGTTTATAAATGGCGTGCAAACAAATAATGGTGAGTATAATTTAATTTTGTGCCAATCAAGAGAAAAATTAAGACAAAGTAGAGAAATTTTAGCAAATTCTGGATATTATGAACATTGGAGTGATTCAATGTTAAAGGAAATCTTGGGAGATGATTATAAAGTTGTGAAAAAATCGGGATAGCAACCCCGTAAAAAGTTCTGATCTAACAAATCAGGAGCTAAAAATGTCAAATCATCCAATTCCAGACCAAGGAAAGGACTTTATTAATTCGGGAATGACTCTAATTACTGATCCCAGATCAGATAAGTACATGAATATACTTCGTGAAGTCACATATGACCACATCAATGATATAAAAAGACAAACAAAACTTCATGAAAAAATCAGAAATGATGATGATTATGATGATTGGGAATATGGTACTGAACCCGTTTATGGAAAAAAGTGGTGAAAATGTCTTATACATATTAATAAATACCCTTAGTTTGAGTAATGACTAGGATTTCTCGCAAATTTAAAGATATTAGTCTCTCTTTTGTGAGGAATCCTGTAACTAATGATATTCTTGCAATTAATGATGCTGATGCGATTAAAAAATCAGTTATAAATTTGGTAAGAACTAAGACTGGTGAACGATTTTTTAATCAGTTACTCGGATCTAAAGTTGAAGATTCGATGTTTGAAATACAAACTCCAGAGGTAGCCTACTCTCTTGAGTTGGATATTAAAACTCTTTTAAAAAATTATGAACAAAGAGTTTCTGTTTCATCAGTTTTGGTAACTTATCCTGAAGAATCTAATGATATTAATGTGAAAATTTCATATGATATTGTTGGTATTCCAGTTCCATCTCAAACTGTAGATTTCATACTACAACCTACCAGAGTCTAATGTCATTCAATCAATTTACAAATTTAGACTTTAGTGATCTAAGGACTCAAATCAAGGACTATTTACGTGCAAATCAAAATTTTACAGATTTTGATTTTGAGGGTTCTAATTTTTCAGTTCTAATAGATTTACTAGCCTATAATAGTTACATAACTGCCTACAACACCAACATGGCAGTTAATGAAGTGTTCTTGGAAAGTGCTACATTACGAGAAAATGTAGTTTCACTGGCTAGAAATATTGGTTATTTGCCAAGATCAAAGAGATCTTCTAGAGCAAATGTAAGTTTTACTGTTGATATGAGTCAAACTGATGCTAGAACGGTAAAATTACTAGCAGGTCAAGTCGCTCTTGGTGCAGTAGTAAACGGTAATTATATTTTTTCTATACCAGAAGACATCACTACACCTGTTAATAGCGATGGCATAGCAATTTTTGATAATTTGCCTATCTACGAAGGTATATTTTTAACAAGTACCTTTATTGTTGATGAATCTCAACCAAATCAGAGGTTTATATTACCTAATAGTAATATTGATACAACTTCAATTAGAGTAAAAGTTACTGATGCTGTAACTGAAAATTATACCGCTTATGATACTTTATTGGATGTTGGTGGGGAATCTAGATTATTCTTGATTCAAGAAGTTGAAGGAACAAAATATGAAATTAGATTCGGAGATAACATTATTGGTAAGAAACCAACTAATGGTAGTAGAATAGAAGTTAGCTATATTGTTACAAATGGATCTTTTGGAAACGGTGCTTCAAACTTTACTTTTTCTGGAAGATTAAAGGACAATAACTTACTTGATATTACAACTGGAATTTCTTTATTATTAACTCAGTCAAAATCTGAAAGTGGTGATGAGATAGAATCTGTAGATTCTATTAAGTATTTTTCACCAAAAGTATATGCCTCACAGTATCGTGCTGTAACATCAAACGATTATAAATCTTTGGTTCCGTACATTTACCCAAACGTAGAATCTGTAAATGCATATGGTGGGGATGAATTGGATCCTCCAGAATATGGAAAAGTTTTTATATCAATTAAACCTAGAAATGGTACATTTTTGTCCGAAATTACTAAACAGACAATTTTAAGTACTATTAAAAAATACTCAATAGCAGGAATTAGACCTGAAATTGTAGACTTATCTTATCTTTATATTGAATTGGATGTCTCTGCTTATTATAACGCAAACTTATTGAGTAATCCGGAAAAAGCAAAAACCAAAGTAACTGATACATTAACAGAATACTCCAACTCAAAGGATGTTAATAGTTTTGGTGGGAGATTTAAATATAGTAAGATTGTTGGACTTGTAGATAATTGCGATAAATCTATAACTTCAAACATAACAAAAGTCAAAATGAGGAGGGATTTGAATCCTGAATTAAATGCCTTTGCAACCTATGAACTTTGTTTTGGAAACCAGATACATACTAGAGACTCTGGATATTCTGTAAAGTCTACTGGGTTTACTATTGACGGGGTTTCGGAAACAATTTATATGGCTGATAGACCATCCTCTACAGATTCGAAAACTGGAACAATTTTCTTTTTTAAACTGGATAATAATTTACCAGTAAATGTAAAAAATGTTGCTGGAACCATTGATTATATAAGAGGTGAAATAAGATTAGATGTTGTTAATATAACATCTTCTTCTCTAGTTAATGGATTTATTGAAGTCCAAGCAATACCAGAATCGAATGATATCATCGGACTGCAGGATCTGTATCTGCAATTGGACGTTCAAAATACTGTGGTAAATATTGTAGAAGATGTTGTCAGTTCTGGCGAAAATTCTTCCGCAACAAATTATGTAACTACATCTAGCTATCTAAACGGAAAGTATACGAGATAAAATGTCAGAAATCAAAAGGGTAAAAATTGGTTCTATCATAGAATCACAAATTCCAGAGTTTCTATCTGTAGAATCACCTCTCCTTGTGGAGTTTCTTGAACAA